TTAGTGATCCATTGCTTTAAGAAGGAAGCGTTAACCCCTGTTTCTGCATGATAATCTGCGTTTGTTATATCTTTGTGTATGCCTTGTTTCATTGCTGCTCTTTCTCAAAAATCATTGCATCTTGCGTAGGTATTTCTTGTGTTTTTTCATTGCTAATAAATAAATCGGGTTGCCGCGTAGCTTCATCAACGCGCTTGCAAGCTATCTCAAAATAATCGGGGTCTAACTCGATACCTGTGCCATGCCTACCAAGCTTTTGACACGCAACTAACGTTGTTCCGCTTCCTAAAAAGGGGTCTAAAATGGTTTGTGTTTCTGCTGTGAAGTCTTGCAAAATTTCAACTAACAAACGCCAAGGTTTTTCTGTTGGGTGTTTTCCATGCCTGTCGATTGCGTTAGTGTTGTGAATGTAAACACCACGTTTACCACCGGCAAACCATTTTGCATGACCGTTGCCATTCCAAGTAGTGATGAACGGTTCATAGCCTACTGCCGGCCCTTGTGCGTTTAGCTTTGGTAAGCAATCTGGTTTTACCCAAATACAAGTTGTTTTAAATTTTATTTTGGTATTATTAACAATTTCGGACCGCCAATTTCCAACCCCCTCTGCGCTACAAAACGCTAGAAACCAACCGTTACAAAATGACTCAATAAATTTAATAAGTTGTGGCCTTATTTTATCAACAGATTCAAAGTTAAGATTTTTTCGTCTTGCGCCACCATCTATTCGTCTTAATTTTGTATCCTTGTAATTTTTATGAAATATAGCCTCGTAAGGTGGATCAGTTACAACGGCGTCAAATTCGCCAAGCAAGGGCATGATTTTTAAGCAATCGCCTAAGATAAGCCTTTGGTTTCCTATTCTTTCTTCTTTTACGATAGCCATGCAAATAGCCTCCGCAAAATGTATGACCGCGCAAAACTTAAGACAAAAAATGTTAAAGTAATTTCAGCAGCAACAACTGGATTAGGCTGAAAGCCCCAAAGAGGAAACAGCCAATAAGTTGCAGCCCATGACACAAGCAAGCCAATCGTTGCATTACTAAATGCCTCTAAGTATGCCATGTATATGCCTTGTTTCATGTGTTTGTCTCCTCTACCGCCTTGATCGTCTGACCAATTCGCATGGCTATTTGCGGCACAATGGCGTTGCCTAGTCCTTTAAGTCTGTCCACCCTTCGGGGTATCCCATTAGCCACTCGACCCACTGAGGGTTCAGGCTTCCACTGCCGGTTTCCTTGTAGACTCTCATCTGAATGTCCTCTTGCCGACCCTTCTGTATTCTGTTTTCCCAGTACGCTTCTTTGGTGCTGTGTTTTTCCAAGCTTGCTGTTGGTGTTGGGTACATCTTCACCACTCCTCGCAGATAGCCCTTCTTTATGTCGTGACCGTCTTTCATGTTTGCTTGCTTGCTGTCGCTTGCGTTTGGCGTCGGCCACATCGCTACTGCTGTTGCTAGGGGATTGCCGCTTGATGGGATTTTCTTTTCGTCTCCTTTGTGGTTCTTGTACGGCCCACCTGTTGAGGCTATCGGTGTCGGCCACATCTGTGGTTCTTGAGCTTTTTCCCACGCCTCCACTGTTTCTGGGTTCACTTGCTCTCTGAGATTGGCTGGTCTTGTTCTGCCCTTGCGTGTTGTGTTTGCTTGCCTCTCCAATGCTTCCTTTGACCGTTGGGGTAGGTGATCCATCGTGTTTGGAGTTGCCCACATTTCTTGCGACAATCCAGAGTCGCATTCTTCTATGTGGGGCGTCGACGGATACAGCTCCAAGATGAAATGTTTGGACTGCGTAATTGGCTTTGTCTGCCAGGTCAGAAAGCACCTCGTCGAGGCCCATAGTGATATGCCCAGAAACGTTTTCACAAACGATCCAATCTGGTTTGACTTGCTGAACAATGGAAAATATTTCTGGCCAGATATGTCTGTCATCTTCACTGCCTCTGCGCTGCCCGGCTTGACTAAAGGGTTGGCAGGGGTATCCCGCTGTGAGGATGCTTGGCCTGTCTCCGATTGCGTGAATAATCCTAGTTGGGTCATTGGCTAGTTCCTTTACATCTTCGGCAATCGGCACGTTTGGCCAATGCTTTGCTAAAATCTGTCGGCTCCAAGGCTCGATGTCGCAAAACAAAACTGGCTTGCTAAGTTCTGCCCATTCAAAGCCCAACGCAAAGCCACCGATGCCACTGCAAAGGTCAACGTGCGCCATCACTCTACTGCCCTCGCATATGCAGCCATCAACAACGCTTCGGCTCTGTGTTCATCCTTTTTGCGCTTGAGTTGATCGCTAACTTTGGGAAACTGTTGGATGGCGAGGCGTCTTGCACCGTCTTTGTCTGCCGGTATATGCAACGCTTTTTTCCATGCTGAAGGCGTTACAATCTGGTGCTTGATGTTAAGCACGCCCACCGTTGAGAGGATTTGACCGTAGCCCATGCCAATCTTAAAGGCAGAGCTAACGCCTTGCTTTGGCCTTGCGCCTTGCTTTTCTACAACTAGAAAGTCGATCTGCGTGCTTTGCAGTATGTCTTTCAGTTCGTGAGCGTTTAAGCCACCTTCTGCAAATGTAGGTAGATCATAGACTTGGCACCAATCGCCACAGAGTAGGGCAACGCCACCAGTTTTGTAACCTGGGTCAATGCCGCAATAGGTTCTATCTAGCCCCATTTTCGGCCTCATATCGGTGCTTTAATATTTGCTGCAAAAGCGACGCGACGCTGCGCCGATCCTCTTTTGCTTCGTTTTCGAGCTTGGCTTTTAAATGCCCATCAATTCTGACGAACAACGTAACCTGTTGATTTTCCATGTAAAACTCTCGTGCTTGTCATTTTATTGTAAAATACTGTGTTTAGTACTTGTATAATGATAGCAGTTTGATATATATGAATAGGAGACAGTAACAACACAGGAGCAATACACGTTAACTATACAAAGGCTAAATACTAATAAACAAAGGAGATACGAATGAAATACATCATAGATTACGACCACGCTTGCAGAGTTTGCCAAGGCAAGCAACGCATATTTCGATGGGAATACTCACCAACAACGGCAAAGCAAGTGCTTGTAGGTGAGGACTGTGAGTACTGCGTAGGCGGTTATCGCGCCATCACCATAGGCAAAAAAAACAAATACTAGACATACTGTCTAACATTCATATGCTAAAACAAAACTGGAGGAATTAGCCATGACTAGCAAATACACACTGCAAGTATTTGCAAAAGGGTTAAACGATTGGGTTGATTTTCATTTTGACAATTTAGCTTCGGCAAAAGCCACTGGCAGAAAACTTCTGCATAAAGGTGAGAAAAGCGAAAATGTGAAACTCATAAATGATAAAAATAAAACTCTTAAAATTGAAGGTGATTATTGGAGGAAATAGCCATGAAGTACGGAGCTTTAATTTTTGGTGCGTCGGAAGAGCATCAAAAACAGCAACGCAAAGGAATAAAAGCATTAGCCAAAGCCCAAAGCGCAGAAGTAAAATGGTTTGTAGAAGAAGAGGGGCGTCAGAAGCGCGATACAGAGGATAGAGAGGAGCTACAAGCGTGCGCTAGGTATTGCCGCACCAACAACGCGACTTTCGCACTCAGTTCTTTGTCTGGATTCACCAAACGCAAATGGCAAGCCTTAACGTGGCTCAAGCATCAGATCGAAATGCATGACCTTGGTATTGCCGTTGCAGACGATCCAACAATAAGCAAAAGTTCGTTGCACGTACTGAGCGCGGCAGCAGACATACAACGCAAACGTATTGCAGAAAAAAGCAAAGCGGCGTTGGACAATATAAAGCGCAAACTCGATGCCGGTGAGAAGGTCATTGCCAAACGCTCTGGCAGAAAGTTTGACAAATTAGGCTTGCACAAAAATATTAGCAAGTCTGGGAAGCTAGGCAATCAAGCCCAAGCCAAACTTGCGGCAGAACGTGACGCAGAAGTCTGGCCAGTGATAGAACGCTGTCTGGCAGAGGGCATGGGATACACCGCTATCTCACGCCATTTAAACTTAACAGGAGTAGCCACGCCAAATGAAAAAGCCAGGTATAACCGCGATACGTTAGGCGTCTGGTATGCCTCAACGGTTCGCAATATTGTGCTTAGGAGGCAAAGAGGCAAAAATGAATAAATTTAAGAAAACAGTTGAAAATCTAGAAGATCTAGAAAAGTATCGGACAGACGGCTATAGCTATAATGAAAAAATATGTGAGCATTGTGGACAGCCGTGTATTGACGATAAGTGTGAGTGCAGAGACTTTATCGGAAAACAGGAAGTCATACTGACCGACAAAAATGACCGATTAGATAACTTTCCTAAAGATGGAAACGATCTGCGCGACTTTCGTGAGCATCTGACGAATGCATTTTTGCAGACACAGATTCATTTAGAGCATCAAGTTTATCTAGACAAAAAAGCTTGGTCAGAGAAAAACGAAATGTGTGAGTATATCTTTGCAACGCCTAACCGCCAAATGATGTTTTGGATGTTTGCAAAAACGCCAATCATTAACGGTTGGACAGTAGCTGAGGCGGCTGATTATTTGAAACGTGACCGAACAAGTGTGTCAAAGGATCTGACGGATATGCACACTAGAAAGTATATTTATCGTAATAATAAAGACGGTTTTCAACGCCATTATTTGCCCAGCGCAGTATTACTAAATAATGCGTTATGGTTTTCAGAATACTATGTAGACACGACTTTACGGCTCACGGAGCTAAGTGCGCGTAGAGAATTTTTCGAGTATCGTTCATCAGAGCGAGAGTATTTTAAGAATATGCCAAAGCGTGGTACTACTGCACAGTAAATATTCACTAGTGCCACATTGTTTTTTATTTTTGCAGTGATAACTTAAAGACAGGAGAAATACAGAAGTGAGACACAAACGACGCAGAAGCAACCCAACGGTCTTAAAGATGGCTATGGGGCTTATGAAATTTCGCAGGCGGGTCGAAATACCTTGTTGGCATATTGACCACTTGCGCAAGATCGTGAGTATTCTGAGGGAACACGCGGATCGCATTGAAGCCATCGCTGACGCGAACAAGCTTCGACCTTCGGACAAGACTTCAGCGGCGCAGCAAGTCATCTTGCAGATGAACAGCGACATGAACTGTATAACTCCAACAGATCCTCGGGAACGGGGTGCGGAAAGAGGCGGCTACAACCATGAATATGGGCGTGGCTATCTCAATACCAACGGCTTTGACGAGCTATTGGCCCGTGATGACATGAACGACTAAGAGTATTTGGTACTTGAGCAAGAGTATCTGGTACTTATATAAAAAGGAATACTAACAATGTTGAGCGCAGTAGAGCAATTACTGAAAAAGTATCAAAACGTTAGGGGGCAAACTTCAACCCAAGCCCCTAAATCGTTTTCGCATAATATATATTATCTTTATATGTTCAGAAAGTGTGTTTTAGCTGACCTAACTGAACGAACAGAACAGACTAAACAGAACATCAGCTTAATCAGAGAACTAATTGGGGATATAATAGGGGCAATTTCATTATTTGCAATACTATTCCTTACCCTTATTTTGGGAGGGATTTTGCTATGAATGTTATCAAAGTAAGATTTCGCAAAGATGATGAGGACGCAAAACTAAAACCAGACTTTGAAGATAGCATGGTTGATCTTGC